GTTACCACCAGTAGAACTAATCTGAACATCATTGCCCGAGTTATTGTAAATTGCAGCATCTGTAGAACCAGTTGTACTGCTATATCCTGTGAATGTGTTTTCTAAAAGAGTTTCACTAGTCAAATCACCAGTTGTTGCAGTAATTTCTATTGCATGTCCATCGCTGAACTGAAACGAACTATACTTGATATTATCTAAATCTTCTGTCTTTAAAAACCCAACACCATCAAGTGTATTAGCATCAATGACAGAATTACGTTGCCATAGTGAAGATACTAATGCAGTTGTAGCACCAGAACTTTGAATTGCTTCATTACAGTTAAGGAATGTGGAACTAATAGTTTCAACATTATCATTATCTAAAGTACTTGTTTCACCATTAACAAACGTACAACCATAAGCATTAAAAGAATCTATATTAGAATTAGCGGTTAGATACCATCGCAATCCACTAGTGCCAGCATCAGATTGTATCAGAATACCCTGAGCACCAGTTGCATCTGTACCTGTCCCAGTTTTCACACCCCATGTTGTATTGATAGTATTTGTCGCACTTCCCACAACTTCTACACCATAGTAACCGTCTGCAAGAAAGGGCGCTGTTTGCCATAAGAGAGATTGGTTAGTATCTGTAAATCCATGAGTAACACTATCTGTACTATTACCAATTCTCAATGGTACAGAAGAAACATATGCACCACCGTCAGCGGTTCTAAAAGTACCCCATAAGTTCGTTTCACTAGCACTTTCGATATCAGCAAAAGTCCAATCAACTGATCCTGTATTTTGACCTTCTACAAGAATACCAGGCGTTCCAGAAGGCAATCTCCAGATTCCATTCAACCAAGTATTATCAACGTTTCTGGTCATTGCTGCTGTTGTAGCAGTAATACCTACGTGTTGAATTGCGGATGTGGCAGGAGCAGTACCGCCAGTATTCGATGGACTAGCAGAGGCTACTTCAATATCAACAACAAAATAAACCCAACCACCAGCAAAAGCAGTTGGCCAAGAATCTGATCCTCCAACGTATACTTCAAAAAAATCACTAGTAGATGCACCTGTAAATCTTACAGTAAACCCACCTGCGGCAATTGTGTCTAATAAACCAACAATACCACAGTTGACTAGTATGAGAAAAGTATTGTTAGACCAGTTTTGTGTAGACGTAGCATTATATAAAATTGTTCTCGTAGAGTTCGTCATGTTTTCTGCTACACTGTTCGAACCTTGATAAACAATTTCGGTATCGTCTGCGAGAGAAGTGCCAACATAGTTTGCGGCAGATGTGGCTAAATCAACTACTGTTCTGTTATCTACAATTGCCATTACATACTCCTATCCCAACTTAGAACGGAGTATGTAACCCAATTAAACATATTATCAGTTGTAGAAGTTGGTATGTAAACTACATCACCATCATCCGTACTACTCATGTCACTATTATTAGCACCAAAAATATAACAACATGTTTCTGGATGAGTAAAATCTTTTAGATTTATTTGCCCAGGCATAGTTGATGAATTTTGGGGAGATAGAAAAACACGTTGTTCCACTATCTCGCTGTAACTAGATATGAGCATTGGAGTAACAGACTGAAAAATTTTATAATTTAAAAATCTATGTTCAGAATCTATACCCAATATATAGATTTTATCTGGACGAAAGTTATTAAGGCTATAACTCCACTGGTCATAGAAAAAATTTGAATTGTCTTCTTCATGAGTAACACAAACGGAAAACATAATGCTTTATTCTCCTTCTGTATCACCATCCTGGAGATTTTGTTGAGCTTCTTCTTCTAAAATATCTTTTAGTTCTAAAATTTCGTTTAGATTAAATTCCCAAGCAAGGGTGTCTTGGTCCACCCCTGCTTCTATACGATTTGATTGAACCAGATACATCAATTCATCTTGAGTTGTACCAAGAACATCACTTGCTTGTTTCAATGATATATTCATTCTCTATCTTTCATTATGTTGGGTTAGAGTAGTTTCTTTCAAGTGCGGACACGAGAGAGATAACAATACTTGTACTACGAGTAATACTACCAGTTGATTGAACAAACTGGGCGCTGTTGAATCCTATAGCACGAACTATTACAGCAGGATTGTTAGTACCAGCCCCTGGCGCTACACGAGCACCTTGGGAATTGTTATTATAGTCATAGTCAAATGTTTTATAGTAAGCACCCGTGTCTGGATCAGTAATATAACCACTAACCGTACCTGTGATATCTGCTGGTCCAGCATTGTCTTGTACAAGCAATGCACTTGGTGAATCAATTGGATTTTCATCAAAGTAAACATCACCACCACTTGATGTGGTTGTAGTTAAAGCACCATCTGGTACAGCAAGTTTATAAGCCACAAATCCACCAGTTGTTGTATCAGTAACTGATGTTACTCTATAGATACCATCTAAGTTACTTGATGGCGTAAATCCTTGAACATTTATGTATTCTCCTACCTGACCAGACAGATCAGGTAAATCAACAGCACCATCAGTTGTAGTAAATGTAACACTTTGTCCAGATACAGTTGCTGTGACAGCATTGGTTGTTGTTGTTCTTGCAGTGTATTCGTAGAACATCCAATACTTAGAATCTGCATCATCAATAAGGTTTTGGTTGAATACAATTCTACCAGCAGCAACGAATGGGAACTGTCTAACTGTACCAGTATTATCATAGAAGAACACAGAGTTCGTATCACTCGTCTGGAAACCTTCAATAATAACACCACGATAGTTACTACCGCCGTCATTTGGGTTGCTTGGTGTGGTTACAACAGAAGTGCCTGCATACAAGTTATCACCAACAAATGTTAATAGTTCGTCGGCAGTTTTACCAACAACATTTTGATCAGCAGTACCATAAAAGTTAATGTCAGAATTTTGACGCAACTGATACTGAACTGCTTCATAAATTTGTGGTAGAGTTGCTGTAATTGGAGTTGCACGTTGTAATGTGAAGTCCATACCAGTATCAGAAGATAAAGTGGCGTCTGTTGTTACCTGACCATCTGCCTCAGCAGTAATGTCATAAGTACCCTTGTTAGTACCACCATGAATTGTGATTGTACCACCAACATATGTACCAGCACCCTTTGATGTAGTGATACCAGCTTCAGCAGTAGTAACAACAGAGTTAGAACCGCCAGTCGTAGCACCATCAATACCAGAGTGTGTTCCAACATCAATTACGATACCAAAGTTACGAGCATTTGCAACTTTATCATCAACATTCTTTGTATATACATCATCAAAGTATCTAACACGAACTTGGGTATATGGTGTTGTTGTACTAATATTTGCATCTGTTTCAGAAATCTTCAAGTCTGTAGCGTTAGTTACAGGGAAACGGAACACTTTGTTATCAACGTCACCACTCACACCGATGTCGGTTAGAGTTGATTTAGCGTAAGTCTTACCGTTTGTATCAGCATCTCTAACACGCAAGAACACGTTTAGAACGTTTCTGTTATTTACAGCAGCAGCAAATGTGGCATTATCAGAGCCTTCATCTGTCAGACTTGCTGCACCGCCAATTGGAGATACTGTTAAATCAGTTGCAGTAATTGCAGTAATATCATAATCTCTTGGAATTCCGCCTGTGCCCAAATCAGTTGCATTGTCAGAAGCAACTACTGAAATTTTACCGCCCTTCTTATAACCATCAGTGATCCAACTACCTGTACTTCTGGTAATTACATTTGATGCAATAGTAACAGTGCCAAGATCACTTGGTAGATAATTATAAGAAAGAATTGCTTCGTTAACAGGACCAGTGAATTGGAAATCTGTGGTATCACCTGTTGATGTTGGGTCATTACCTTGTTGATAATATGCCTTATCACCAGTAACAGCAGTTTCGTCTTCAAAACTACCCAAGGTGATAACACCAACATATTCTTTATCCAAAACACCATCAGTACCGATTTCTCTCCAACCACCAGTTCTAACTAGCTTACGTGTTTCAATATCTTGAACTACATCGTTGGTTCCATCGCCACTAGCATCAACACCACTATGGAAAATCCAATCGGATGTCATTTCGAACTGTTCTGGTGTAATGGCAGTGAATGGGAATGGGTGTGGAATTAATGTATCATCATTTTTCCACTCTTCTTTACAAAATGAATATATTGCCTGGAGACTCACACCATCATTTGTAAGATTACCTTGTTTTAGTAGCCAAATTTCTCTATTGTAAACATCAATATAAACTGATTTTTCTTCACCAGCAGTACCATCGTCGTGGAAAATAGAGGCAGATTCTGCGCTCGCATCCGCAGGATTGCCACCATCACCAGCAACTTTTGTAGCATTGATTGTGTTACTCCCAACTGTATTTACCCAATACAGTCCATTATTGACAGCAGTGGAATGATCTCTTATTTCAAAATAATCATATTGTGTAGCAATATTTTCAATGCTTGTGCCAGCAATATCTACTGCCGCACCTGATTGACCTGAAAAGGTCAAACTTATAACAGTTTCTAAGCCTTGGGATAGATCATCAGGATCGATTAATATGGCCATTTCGTTTTTCTCCAGTTAACTGTTTTATTATATTTATAATATAAAAAAATCTATACATCATAATTGTAAGTGTTTCTATCATCCCAGATTTTATCGAATGAATCAGAATCATTAGCCCAAAGAATTGTAGTAACAGTATTAGCGCTTGTTTCGTTAATTCTTTTGATTCTCCATGATGCTGTGTTAGCATATGATCCTGGATTTGCTTCACCAACATAAGTATATGTGTTTGCGCCAACTACTACTTCATCTACTAATCTATCGTATTGCACTTCTAGTTGAACCCTTACTGTATTAATAACATCAACAATATTTATAGCTTCAAATTTCATTCGATTTTGTCTAAAAATTAAAATATCATTATTAGCTAATTGACTTGGACGATTGAAAACTACATCATCCATATCAAGAATGCGAGTAGAACCACCGCCGCCCAGCGTTTCAAGTTGACGATTTACTCTGTTTCTCCAAACATCTAACTCTTTTTTGATTGGAGTTATATCTGCTGCTTTAGCATCTTTGCCAGGAGGTCCTTGATCACCTTTATCACCTTTCGGACCTTTTGTACCACGGTCTCCCTTCGGTCCACGAGGACCTGTATTCCCACGGTCTCCCTTCGGTCCTTTGGCTCCTTGCTTTCCTTTAGCACCGTCACGTCCGTCTTTTCCATCAGATCCTGCAGGACCAATATTCCCTTGATCTCCTTTAGGACCCTGCGGTCCAGCAATACCCTGAGGTCCTTGCTTACCTTCAAGACCTTGTTCACCACGGTCACCCTTAGAACCCTGCTCGCCTTTTTCGCCCTTTAACCCACGCTCACCTTGTAGACCTTGTGGACCTTGTGGGCCCACGTCCCCTTGTTCTCCACGAGGTCCAATATCTCCTTGAGAGCCTTGCGGTCCCTCCGGTCCAGTTTCACCTGGAATTCCATCATCACCTTTGTCTCCTTTAGGGCCTTGTATACCATCGGATCCGGGCGGGCCCATAGGACCCATAGGGCCCATATCACCCTTTGGTCCCTGAAGCCCTTGCTCGCCTTGAGGTCCAGGAATTTCTTTGAGTTTTCCTAATTCTTTTTGTACGTACTTTAGTACGATTGCAAGAATTTTACTCTGTTCCAGAATCTGCATTACTGTCCATAAATCTTGTCATGCTCTTGAGTAATTCTTTTTCTTCTTCAGAAATATTTTTGTCTGGGATAAATTCTTCTGTTTGGTCTTCAATCTTCAATTGTTCTTCAACTGCAATTTCTTCTTCGGGTGATGCATCATCTTCTTCACCACCACCTTCTTGACCGATCTGTTTCTCTATTTCCTCAATCTCATCTTCAGTCAAACGTAGAACATTTGTGCGAATCCATGCCTGTGAAAAATACTTGCCGACATAGTTATCAATATCACCAAGGAGACGAAGTCTCTCAGTCATAATTTCGGTATCTTTCAGTTCTGTAAAGTGGTTATCTTCCATGAAATCATAGTAGACATCCTGTTTCATCTTTTGCCATTCTTTACGGGTTGTGACACCAGTAAGAGCAAGATGAATCTCGAGTAATTCATCAAACATCATGGCAAATCTATTACGAAGGCGCTTGATGAATTTATTGAACTTTAATTCATCACGAGTAATTTCAGATGCACGACCAAGTTGGAACTGATTTTCTTGTTCCATACGGGCAGTAGGAACATTCAGTGACTTATAGAGTTTACGGCGGAAATAATCCACATCCTCCATCTCACCAAGATTCTGACCACCAGGAAGAGTTGTGATTTCAGTACCTCTGCCACCCTCACGGCGTGGGAGCCAGAAATCTTCAAGCATTGTCATAAACTTACGGTCGTCTCGTACCTCACCGGTAGATGCATCATATGTAAGTTTATTTTTGTGCTTGGTCATCATATCGCGAAGATATTGCTCGGCCTTCATTTTTGGAAGGTTACCAACATCAATGTAGAAAATGCGTCGTTCTGGAGCACGGGCAAGTCTGTAAATAACCACGGCATCCTCAAGCATACGAAGCTGATTGAGTGGTTTGATTGCCTTATGTAAATGAGAATAAATCATATTGTTACGGTTATCAAGAATACCTGAATGAACGTAACAAATAGAATCCTTTGCGATCTTTACACCTTGGGCCTGATTTGCTGTGGTAATACCTTGTCCATTGTAAAGATAATATTCATTAGCGCCTTTATATACCGTGACACCTGTTCTCTTATCTTTTTCCTTAATTGGCTCTTTAATTTTACGGATCTTACGGGGATCAATATATCTTAGATCCTTAATACCAGCACGTGGATTTTTTTCATCGATTACGATGTGATAGTAGAGTCGGCCATCAATATACCATTTGCGAAAAATATCATAGGCATTATTCTGGAAATCTAGCATATCATAGATTTCGTAGAAACTTTCTCGAATCTTTTTCTTTACAGATGCGCTGACCTCAAGTTTATCTAAAATAATTTCACAAGGCCCAGAATTTTCATCGACAACAATTGCCTCGTTTACAATATCTTGGATTGCATAATCACATTCTGGTTGAATTGACATCTCGCGATATTTAGTTACGAGATCACCTTCATTTTTTGCCTTGCCTTCAAGATCAACGTATGTACCATAAGCACCGCCAGGTGCAATTTCAATGGAACCATCCTCAATGGTTGGTGAAACAATTGATGGTAAGTTTTCTTGTTCTGATTCTGTCTTTTTTCTAGCAATAGTAAATCCAAAAAGTTCAGCCATTATGTTATCCTATGCTTAAAAATTGTATTTTGTTTATTTATAATGCTAAGATCATAAAAAAAGGGAGGCCGAAGCCTCCCTTTCCTAAAATATATAAGAATATTAGTTGATAGCAGCGCCGGGAGCAAGACCACCAGACTGTGTTGTCCAGTAATCAATGCTAAATGTTGCTGTATATTCTTCAATCGCATCTGTATTTGACCAATCAAGATCAATAGCTGCAATATTTGTTGGGAACATTCCAACAAAATCGTATGTCCGTAGAATATCAC